AACAACAGTTAAGACATCAGGTTTTACAGCGGTCGCTGGTGAAGGATATTTTGTAGATACAACAAGTGGAGCAATATCAGTTAACCTACCAGCAGGAACTGCAGGAGCAGTCGTTGCATTTAAAGATTATTTAAATACGTTCGATACAAACGCACTAACATTAGTTCAAAATGGTTCAGACAAGATTGGTGGTTCAACTAACAACGCAACTCTATCAACAGAAGGTATTGCAGTTACATTAGTATTTATAGATTCAACAAGAGGTTGGTTAGTAACAGATTCAGGATTACAATCAGAAGCACCTGGTCCAGAATTTATTGCAGCAACAGGTGGAACTATTACTACTGTTTGTACAAATTTTAAAGTTCATACATTTACAGGACCCGGTACATTTTGTGTATCAAGTGCAGGTAATGCTGTAGGTTCGAATACAGTAGATTATATGGTAGTAGCTGGTGGTGGATCAGGGGGTAGTGATGTAGCTGCAACAGCTGGAGGTGGAGGTGGAGCAGGAGGATATAGAGAATCTGGAGGAACAGCCTCTGGATGTTATACTGTATCTCCATTAGGTTCATCCCCAAGTTCAGTTGTAGCTTTACCAGTCACAGCAACAGGTTTTCCAATTGTAGTTGGTGGTGGAGCTACTGCTGTTCCAACATCGGGGTCTTGTCAAAATAGCAATGGAAGTAATTCAAGTTTTTCAACAATAACATCAGCTGGTGGTGGCGGTGGTGGAGCTAATCCATCATCTGTACCTAATCCTACTAGGCAATCAGCAGCTGGTGGATCTGGTGGTGGAGGACCTTATTATGGCCCAAAAGCTGGAGGTGCAGGAAATACACCTCCTGTTAGTCCACCTCAAGGAAATCAAGGTGGAACTGGAGCTGCTGGTTCACCTGGTTATGGTTCAGGTGCTGGTGGAGGAGCTACAGCAAATGGTGGTGATGGATCTCCTTCGGCGGGTGGTGCTGGTGGTGCTGGTGCAACTTCTTCAATTAATGGAACTCCAACAGCAAGAGCTGGTGGTGGAGGGGGAGCTGCTTGGACAGATGCACCTCCAACTTCTGCTGGTGCAGGTGGTACAGGTGGTGGTGGAGCTGGTGGAGCAGATGGTGGAAATCCAGGAAATGCTGGAACAACAAATACTGGTGGTGGTGGAGGAGGAGCTTCTGGAACTCCAAATGCACATCTAGGTGGAAATGGTGGTTCTGGAATTGTAATAATAAGATACAAATTTCAATAGTTGAATGGTAATTAAAATTAATATATAAGGAGAAACATTATGGCACATTTTGCAAAATTAGGAGCTAACGGAAAAGTTATTCAAGTATTAACTTTGAATAATAGTGATATGTTAAACGCTGATGGCGTTGAAGATGAAACAGTAGGACAACAATATTTAGAGACACATAATAATTGGCCTGCACAAATGTGGATTCAAACATCTTACAATACAGCA